AGAGAGCGTAAATGCGACTTCACCGATTGCAGTTTCCTGCCGATACTTGCTCCAGACGGATACGTGTTTTAATCCCTCCGAATTGCGCCACAGGCCATCGTATGATTTGGTTTCACCAATTACTGTCAGCATTCCGTCGCCGATTTCTTGACTTACTCCTCCTGCCGCGCGTCGCCACTGATACTGACCTATTTCTGCGGATACAACAGCATTATATTTTTGGTACACTAATGGAACCGACGAAGACAAACTGTTTGCAAATAATGTAGAAGAAGGAGACTTAACAGCTAATACACCTCCAAACCTTCCATTTACTAGAATCGGTGCAAGAAACTCAGATAGTGACCCATACAATTCTAGAATTACAGAAGTTATTGCTTTCGCCGAAGATTTATCGGCTGACAGAACAGTACTTCAAGACGATATAAATAACAATTATAATATTTTTTAATATGAGCGAAGAAGAAATTACAATCAATTACTTAGTATACGACAACGAATCTGATGCTATTGCGAGAGCAGACACAGAGGGTGCTAGACGAGGCTATGCTTACCACAGAGTAGGTTCTGGTACTCGTTATCACACTTACCCACAAGTGACCGCTGACAGCAAGTACGCCCTTGTCGTAGACGGATACGAACTAACAGAAGATGAAACGGCTGCTACCACAACTAGCGTCACCTTCCCAGAACCAGAGGAAGTCTAGTATGGAAGAGACACTACAAAGATTATCCGTAGGAATCTTCGGATGGATAGCTACGGACACAATACAGAATGTAGACCTAATGCTGGGTGTAGTGTCTAAAGCGGTTTTAATTACTTTAACAGTTTTATCAATCTATAAACTATGGAAGGAACTTAAATGAGTACAGAATTATTAGCAATGCTAGGTGGTGGAGCAAGTGGATTCTTGTTCAAACTTATCGGCACATTAGTACAGAATCAAGCGGCAGTAACTGAAGGCTTGATTAAAAAACAAAAAGCATCGGACGATAGTGCAGATGCAGCAGCAGCTAGGGTAGATGCCTTTGGTGCTTGGACACGCCGGATAATTGTACTAACTGTCCTTTTTGGTGTTATCATAGCACCATTTATCTTAGCTCATAGCGAAGAGGGAGTAACGGTTGCAAGCGAATACAGCAAATGGTTTGGCTTCTCTAAAGGAACTAGCTACCAAACTCTTCACGGTTACATCATTCTACCAGAAATTAAAACAGCGGTTATCAGTATCATTTCTTTCTACTTCGGAAGTGCCGCAGTAAGCAAGTAATGAAATGGATAAGAAATCTGCTAAGAAACTTCTTCTTGAGCATAAGGATGCACTTGAGACTCTTCTCAAATCAGAAGGTCTGGCAGATGTTAAAGCAGAGGTTGAGAGCAACCTTGAGAAAGCTAAAGACGCTAGTAAAAAGGTAGGGAAGGATTTAGCTAAAGAAGCCGGCAAAGAAGTAGCTAAGGATCAAGCAAAACAAACAGTTGTCCAAAGAGCAGTAGAGCAAGTACAAAATGTAGCCGCTCCGATAATAGAAAAGGTTACGACATTAGGGACAGCTGGGACGGTAGCGATGGGAACAGCAGCAGTTACTCAAGTAGAACTAGCAACGGATCAGACCGAAACATTAGTAGCTCTAGTAGCTAATGATGTCGTGGAGCAAAGGATTGAAGCTCCGATGTTCATCGATGTCTTTGTAGACTTCGATGCAGTCAATGACTGGGGTCAAGAAGTTATGGCTGAGAAGGTGGAGGAGGCACAGACCTTTGCTTCCGAGGTGTCCGAACAGATACAGATACAGTCCGAAACTTCCTCTGAGCCGGATCCCAAACCTCAACCCGTTGTCGCTTCCGATACTGTTGAGGAAAAGTCTTCCGATGAGAAACTTGAGCCAAAAGAACAACCACAAGAAACAGAGAAAGAAATAAAAGAAGAAAAGTCATCTGAGGAAAAACAAGAAGTTAAAGAAGATAGTCCAAAAGAAGATAAAGAAGATAAGCCAGTAAAAGACCAAGAACCCAAAACTGAAGATAAGAAACAATCTGAACAAAAGGTAGAAAAAACTCCATCAGAAGAGATTAAAGATGAAGTAAAGGAAGAAGTCAAGCAAGATCCGCCAAAAGTTGAAACCCCTACGATTGAAGAAATGGACCCAATAAAACCACACGATTTAGTAGAACCCAGCCCAATAATATAATGGAATTTTTTGAACACATATTTGGAAACTATAAAGACAACCTCACAGCAATGGGGCTTGCCTATATTGGTATACTATCAATAGTGGCAATGTTTTTGCCCAAGAACAATATCCTTAATAAAATCCTTAACGAGATTAAATCCCTTTTCAAGAAATGAGCCACGAATACGAACAGCCAATTACTTACATAGAAACTGATTACAAGTACGATAGTGACTTCGATATTAATTACGAGTACGGTACAATCAATGGATTCTTTTATATTGAACCAATCCCGGACTTCTTTACACAAGAGTTTCAAGGACTGTACTACGATGGAGTCAGCTACTCTTGGGACGAGATTGAATACAGAATGGGAGTAGAATACACACCATCTGTACCAGAGCCATCTTCAGTAGGAGTAGTAATGGGAACAATCTTTTTAGGGTTTGTAATATTCAAGAAATTAACTAAGTAATGCCGGGACCAATCATAGCTAGGAAATTAATTCAAATGGGCTTAGATCTTTCCAAGAAACAAGTTAAGAAAAATATTAAGAAAGCTACACCCAAGAAGAAGGATCCAATACAAGAATTTAAAAGATTTATTGACGAGGACTACGTGCCGCAAAAAAGACCTAGTCCTACAACAAGAACTAAAGCATTTTACAAACAGATAACTAAGGATTAATATGAAAGGACAATGTTGCCCAGCTTGTGCGGCGGAATCAGAAGCACAAAATAACAGACGCAAACAACCTAATTACAAACGGAGAAAAGTATAATGCCTACAATTACTCAATCAATCGAAACTTTTATCGGAGGCAAAAGATATTCAGCTTCTAACAGTTTTACTGGTACACATATATCTACGATAGACACAACACTTTCAATAGGTGGAGGTGATACGACACGACCAATATATGCGGAAAATGGAACTGACGGTGATATTAAATTCATAGCATTTAAATGCGATAGAGCACTTAGTGCACTAACATTAAGGAATGCTGCCGGATCACAAGATATTATAGATTTAGTTTCGGTCATTCCAGATTCAACAGTAGTTGCCAATAAGACCTATCAGATTCCGGGTAGTGCAGATATGCCTACACTAAGCGGTGCTCAGTTAGTTGATGTAGAAGAAGTTTTAATAAATAAAGTTTCGACTGACACTGAAGATACTAAATTTGAACTCTCTATAGTTTTTGATACATCGGCTGGTGACGATATAGGATAATATTATGCCAAAACCAAAAGGACAAACACAGTACTCAAGGAAACAGAAAGAGCTCGCAAAGCTTGCGATTCCTTACGACAAAATAACAGCAGAAGACTTGGAGGCAATCCGTGGCGACAAAAAGAAAAAGTAACAAAATCTGTCCAGCTGGAATAGCTTGGGCTAGACGTACATTTGATAAGTATCCATCCGCTTATGCGAATATGGCTGCTTCAAAGTACTGCAAAGATCCAAACTACGCCAAAGGTGCTAAACGAAAAAAGAAAAAATAATTTATTATGTCATACTTACAAAAAAGCAAAGCTCAACAAATACAAGACGCATTAAAAAGTAATGCTAACTTAACTAGAAAAGCAGATAAAATGCTAAGAGAAAAAAGCGTAGATGCTGATTTTCAAAGATTCTTAACTGAAGACAAGAAAAGGCTCAGTCAAGAAAGAAGAAAACTCACAGATATGCTTGGAAAAACTCAAGGAAAAACAAAGTAATGGGTGAGCTTAAAAAGTGGAGAGAACAAAACTGGGTTCGCATCGGCATTGATGGCGAGATTAAAGGACCTTGCGGTACTTCAAAAGACAAGAAAAGACCAGACCGTTGCCTTCCACTGGCTAAAGCTAAAAGCTTATCAAAAGCTGAAAGAGCCGCCACAGCTAGAAAGAAAAAAGCTGGAGGACGTAAAGGAAAACAGTTCGTATCAAATACGCCAAAAGCAAGAGTAACATTCAAGAAGACTAAATGATTAAACGCAAACCCGGAATACTGATAATACATCACTACAATAGACCACCAACATTTAAAGAAAGACTACAAGAGATATGGCAAAAAATCCTAAAAAAGATATGAGCTGCGGCGAAGTTCGCCGAAGCACTCGCCCCGGAAAAAAGATTATGAAACTTTACTGCGTAGACGGTAAGCGTAAACTTGTACACGCTGGGGCAAAAGGATACGGTCATAATTATTCAGACGCTGCTCGCAAATCATTTAGAGCACGCCATAAATGCTCACAAGCAAAACCCGGAACTGCTAAACACTTAGCTTGCACAGAGCTATGGTCCGGCAAAGGTGGAAGAACAAAGTCATCACCTAGATCAAGAAAAGGTAAGTACTAATGTCAAAAGAATCTATATATGTTGATGGAGTGCCTTGCGTACTTCTAACTTCTGAAACAACTTTCACCCTTCCGAGTGCAACAAACTCTGAGCCGATTATGGTTAGAAACACTAGCGAAGGTGTTTGTACTATATCTACTTACGGAAGTGAAACCATCAACGGGAACTCAACAGTTCCATTAAGAAGTGAAGTATGTATCTTGTTCCATCCAGATGGTTCAAACTGGAAGTACTTCAGTCACAATATTCCTAACGTCATTGGATTCTCTGATGGTGTGGGTGTATCCGTTACGCAAACAACAAGTGTAACAACTGCAGTTACTTTAAATAAGATAACTGGAAAGATCACTATGTTCGCTCACGATTATTCCAATAATGATATACAAACATTTACTTTAAATAATTCATTTATTGAAGAGGATGATATAATCGCTGTTAGTATGAGATCCGGTAGCAATAAGCTAAATGTTCAAGTTGATGCAGTTGCTGATGGATCTTGTGAAATATCCGTTGGTGACATTCATAACCAAAGCACTGGGTCAATATCAGTAGTATTAAATTTTGCAGTAATTAAAGGAACAATAACTTAATGCCAACTTACACAAATACACTTCGGCTGAACGATAGCATTATTTCAGTTGAGAGAGTTGAACTCTCTCAGTTTTCGCTTGTAGCTGCTTACCGATACACAAGTAAAGGTTCTTCTCCTAAGAACATTCACGATCGTGATGCTTTACAAAAACCGGATGGGACTTTACTGAATGCTAATGCTACATTCCTAGAGGCTGAGGTAAACAATCAAGCAAACCCTCCAATATTTGAGCAAATTGTATTAGATACATCCTCTGCTTTTGATGGAGGTACTCCGCTGACTGTTCATCAGTACGAAACATTTGTGCCATTTACTTACCCCGGAATTGTTGACACATTAAAAATAGAAGAAGACGAGAACAGAAGAACTACGGTTGGTAGTGGTACTTTCACATTTAATTATAGCGAGGGAGCTATATCATTAATCACAGAGTCTCCGGTAACCGCTGAAGTAAAAAGTACTGTATTTGAAATCATTCAAAGTGCTTCAACGCTTTCATCTAGCGATTTTAGTTTTTCTGGTGCTTCGGGTTTATGGAGCCCTAATCAATGGGCTACAGTTAAAGCAGAAGGGTTAAACCCAGAACCAACAAATAACAGTAGAAACACAACTTACCTTGAAACTATTGATTTTAAAGGGTATCGTTTAGTTGAAAATTTCGGTGAATCAACTGTCGGAAAAGAGACAGTTCGCTTTAATAATAATACAGCTGTTAGACAGTTTGGTTCATCTACTACTGTTGCCGGTGCAGCTGCTGGCGAGAAAGTTAAACAAACTCAGTTAATTATTAGTGGAGTTGATTTCGGTCCAGAAGACCCAGTCGGAAATTCTTATGTTTTAGATATTGATTTAAAACCTTTTGCTTCACTTGATGATGGCACATTACTTTATAAAAAAACTATAGTCAAGACGGACACTATCCTAGCACAAACAGATGACGGAACTCCTTACTCATAATGCAAGATAATTATTACGAACAAAAATTAGGAAAGACTCAAGCTCAAGTAGACCTTGAGACAAGAAACGCAGAAAGACGTGCTCGATCAGAATCTAGAAAAGCGGCTAAATCTGCTGGTGAAGCTGCACTCGGTGGTAGGACATTATCTGAAGCACTCAGAGGAACAACTAGCACAAAACAAAGAAGAGCAATAAAGGATGCTTATGAAGGTGCTAAGACAAGAGCAACGGATCCATTTGCCCCAAAAAGTTCTAATGACTTAAAGCCTATTGGCTCCGGTTCTTTATTTTCGCAGTCCATAACAATAATAGTAAATGGACAAGCTGAAGAAATAGATTTAATAGCTGGTTCATAATGGCGGAATCATTTGAAACATTAGCTGACGGTGATGGATTCAGCACTTTTTGTGGTGCCGCCCATTACGATTCTACTTTTCCTACTCCATTAGGTTTAAGTTTAAATAATTCTCAAGTTAATACTAGCTCTAACTTTCTATCAAGACCACAAACAGCTGAAGAACTTTGCCCTATATTTTGGAATATGAAAGGGGTTGAATTAAATCATACAGCAGATGACTCATATAATTATATACAAGATGGTATTGGAACTCTTGAGTTAGACGAAGTTGAAGTTCTATATTCTGATGTATCCCAGAACCAAGATGAGTACGACTTATTGGTTGAGGATGGATTTTATTTAGGCTCTGATTTATACCAACCTAAGAGTAGAGCTACTACCGCCGGATTTATAAACATTACAGATGCTGGTGCTAGATTTAGATTTTTAAATCCAAGTCTTAGCGGAACTAATACCGCTCAAGGTTTGTACGGTCACGGTGGTGTAGTAGAAGCAAGTTTTTCATTAGGGTTTGAGTTCTGTTATCCTACTGATTGTTTAAGTCGTTATTTTAAAGAAGGAAGTTTTGATGGATTTGGGTTATGTGCAAACAGTGAAAACTCAAGATTGCTTGATGCTCTAATGGATACTTCAAAGCCATTTTTAATTTGTGAACAACTTTTAACTATTATAGCTGAAGATACATTCTCTGGTTCTCCACCGGTAAATAATGAAGATGGGTGGATAGTTCAAATAGGTAGAACAGACAGCTGGGCTAATGCTTTTAATACAAGTAATGACACTCATACACCGCAAAGGGTAACAGACAGTTCGGTTATTAAATCTTTTACTGGATCTGATTTTTTAAGTAGTGCGACTTTTAATTATAATAATGTTTCTCTAAATGGATGGAACTGTATACAAAGAACACAAACCACTAGTGTTGTTTCCAATTTTGCCCCGTCAAGCACAGTTCTCGATCCATTAGTTCCAGAACTTTTGTTTCACACTTATTAACACTTGAACCCTATGATATAATACCACTATGTTTCAATATCTTCCATTTATAGGCAATGCAGTTAATGCAGCAAAAAATCTTGAACCGTTTCAAACGAATCAAGACCAAAGTTTACCAGATACTTCAGTTAATCCTACTGGAGAAATGGAAAAGTCTACAATTCAAAAAATAGGTGAAGGAACTCAAAGCCTTGCCGACCAAGCAATTATTGCAGCTTCAAGGCTAGGTAAGTCCGATATAGATTTTGATGCACCGTTCACAACTATTGGGGACCAATCATTCTTTACGACAGAGGCTGGGGAGACCGGTGTTTCTAATTTAGACGCAGTACAGAGAGAATTACTTAGACAGAGCAAGATGAACCCAATGGAAGCAAGGGAGGCTAGAAAAACTGGAGAGTTTATTCTTGGTACAGTAGCACCAGCACCCGAAGTTGACGGACCTTTACCTCAAAGTATAGTAGATCCAGATGACCCATCAAAAAGATTAAGGCGTTTATACAGTCCAATTACTGGAGGATTGCTAGACCAGTACGGAGATAGAACCGCTCAAGAGTCATTACTATCTACTGTAAACCCAGCAACTGGAAAACTTTTCGTAGAAGAACAAAGAGTTCAAGATATAGCCGATGATAAATTTAAAGCATTCCAACAGTTTGCTGCAGCTACTCCACAGACTTACGCTAGAACTCAAGAGGACATAGCCGCAAAAGAAGCTGCTTCACGAGCGTTACAAGCAAGCATAGCTCAAAAGGACGCAACTCGTGATTTAGCTCAAAGAGCCAGAATGCTTAATCTAAAACCAGAGGAGCTAATGGCAATGGAGGCTCCGGCTCCAGCTCCTCAACAATCTATGTACGGAGCAGCTCAGCTGATCAAAGCACTTGAAGGATTTCCGGAAGCACAAGCAGCTGTTGCTAAACAGTTTGGTGTTTCAAATGGTAAAGAGGTATCAGATATGGTAGCTAGACCTCCAGAAGAACCCTTAGGAACAATAACTCCTAGACCAGCTACTACAACTCAAACTTCGACTGGTGGTTCAGTTAGTGTATTAGGTGTTGATCCAGTACCAGAAGGTAGTGATCGAGCTAACGCAATTATTGAGCGTGCAATAGAAAGAAATCCACAAGCAAGTAAAGAGAGCATCATAGACCTCTTACGCCGAAGAGGAGTTATATTTTCTCCACAGCAAACAGTTAGGTAATGGAAGAAAATGAAATCGATTTATCTTTTCTCGAAGAGCCGGAGATAGATCTTTCTTTTTTAGAAGAGGAGAAAAAAGAAGACATTGATCTCTCTTTTCTAGAGGAAGACATAGATCTTTCTTTTTTAGCTGAAGAAGAAAAAGAAGACATTGATCTCTCTTTTCTAGCTGAGGAAAAAGAAGAAGACAAGATGCCATCCCTTGGTTCCATCGGAACTGGTATCGGTGCAGAACTTCTAGTAGGAGAAGGAGCTAAGTACGCACTAGCAACTTACGGAGCTGGTATAGGTGGACCCGCTGGTGCTGCTATCGGATATGGAATAGGTGCTGTAACTGGTGGTATAACCGGATCACTGGCTGCTCAAAGAATTGAGGGAAGGGACAAAGTAAGTTGGGGTAGAGTCGCTGCTGATACTATTCTTAATGTTATCCCATTCGGAATTGGTAAAGCACCTAAAGCTGTAAAGGCTGGAGAAAAAGTATTTCCAGAGTTGGCGAAAAAGATTGGGAAAAGAGCAGCAACTGGTGCAGCTATATCTACTGGTGCAGTCCAAGTAGAAAAAGGAATTGAGGAAGGTAGACTTCTAACACCTCAAGAATTGTTACTAACTGCTGGTACCGGTGGTGCCCTAAATATTGGGATAGGTGCTTTATCCGATAGTCTAAGTTCTATTTACGCAAGAAAGTTTGCTGGTAAAAATTCAGACGAGATAAATAAAGCTTACGAAAAGGGTGATCCGGAAATAAACACATTCATTGATACGACAACTGGAGGTGATAAAAAGAATGACTTCTTTAGATTTATGGATGTCATCAATTCTTATGTTATGCCAAGTGGTGTAATCGGAAGAAAGGGTTCAAAGGAAGTTCGTAAGTTTATGCAAGAAGCTGAAGCCGCCCAATCATTTGCTGGTCGTGCTAGAAAACAAATGCAGAACTTAACTTCAAATTTTTCCGAAGATCAAAAAGTAAAACTAAATGATTATATGGCTGGAAGAATCAAAGAGCTTCCTCCAGAGATGAAACCAGCTCAAGATATTGTAGATCAAGTCCGAGAAGAAATAAGAAAGTACCAACAGACATTAACTAAATTATACGAAGACGGTGTTCTTAAACTAGAGGAATCCACTTATAAGAAAATACTGAAGTCAATGGAAGATGGTGACTACTTGAGAACAGAGTACAAACTTTATGTAGATCCTAAGTACGTTCCATCGGAAACTTTAAAGAAAAAACTGAAGGATAGGTTAGTTCTTGAATCCCAACAAAAGGCGGTAATTGAATTAAAGAAACAAGGCAAATCAAAACAAGAAGTAGATGAAGCACTTGACTCATTGTTAGAAGAACATAATGAACAAGCCGAAAAGTACATAAGAGAACTATTAGATGCTAGAGAAAATCCGGACGGATTAAGAAATGTGCTCAAAAGAAAAGAAGAGCAGTACGATGAAATGAAAGAGTTCTTGGGTATTATAACGGATCCCGGAGAAAGATTTTTCGGCACGTTAGCAAGAATCGGAAGGGACGCATCGGTACTTTTAGGACAAGCAGAAGTGTCTAAGTTTGTAGTAAGAACTGGAATAGGTAAACTAATTTCTCAAGGTGAAATTCCTATCGATTACGTTCCTTTAAGAATTGGAGGTAGGATTCAGAATACTTTTGGTAGAGAAAGAATTACAAAGACTTTAACTAAACCAGTATTCAGAGACTTGAGAACTGGTGAAGAATACAGCTCTATCGCAAAGGCTAATGAAGCCGGGGTTCCGACTGGAAGATTAGAGAAGATCACACAAAAGGATGAGTTCGTTGGAGGCGAAGTTGTATACGTTCCTAAAGACTACGAACGTGCAATGAACCTTTTATCATCTAGGGAAATCAGTGCACAGTCATCTATATGGGCTGCTAGGTACGCCGAAATGTTGTTCGGAAGAACAACTGCTTTGTCTAAATTTGCTAAAGTTCCTTTAAGTTTAGCTGCTTATCCAGTGCAAATATTTGGTAATATGATGATGGTTAGTGCACTTGGAATCAATCCGATTTCAGCTTATCTAAGGATGAACCCAGATAAGAGATCTATCCTTAACCCATTTGGAATCGAGGGGTTCGGAAGAGGTATAAAGATTGCTTTAAGTGATGTAAATAGTCTTGGTTTAAGAGAAGGTAAGTTCGGTTACACTATACAAGAAACTAAAAGGCTAAAGGAACTAGGTATACTAGAGCAAGATATTATCATAAGAGAAATCGAGGAAGGTCTAAGGGATGGATTCCTTGGTAAGGTACTACCAACTAGAACTATCGGTAAAGTATACAGTGTCTTTGATGCCGCTCAACGTGTTGCTGTTTACGATCATTACAAGAACTTTATACTTAAAGGTCTTAGTCCAGCGGATAGAGCTAAGTTGCCAACTGAAAAGCTAGAGGAGTTGGCGGCTGAAATGACGAACGCCACTTATCAAAACTATTCACGCATTAGTCCTACCCTAAGATACTTATCTAGAATCGGTGTCTTAAATGAGTTCGCTTCTTTTAATTTAGAACAATTAAGAACTGGATTCAATAGCGGAGTACTACTCAGAGATATGATTTCTGGCAAATTTGTAGATGACATAGCTGAAGAGTACGGAGTAAGCCTAGATAGGCAGTACGTAAAGAACGATGGTTTAAGAAGGTTAGCTATGATGAGCACTATGATCGGCGGAGTTACTGCTGGCTTGAATCAATTCAATCGCCAGAAAGGAATTTCAGAAGAAGAAGAGTTAGCTCTTAGAGAAACTGTTGTGCCAGATTGGGATAGAAACAGTAAACTTCTTTTCAATAGAGACGGTGACAATATTAAGATGGCGAACGCAAGTTATCAGTTCCCTATGGCTGAATTAACATCTGTCATTGAGTCCGGTCTAAGGGGTGAGGACGGAGTTGACGCAGTCGGAAGAACTTTTACTTCTGCTTGGGATAAGTTAGGTGGTACCGGAACAATGAATATGACTAACTTTTACTCTGCACTTGTCAACAGAGATCCTAGAACTGGAAGACCTATTAGTTCAGAACCCGAAGGTATTAGGCAGTTTAAGGATAGGTTCTTGTACTACAGTACAGAAACATTTAATCCTACTTTACTTGGTAAAACAAGTGACAAGACTGTTCCGGATTTAATATGGAGATATACTCTAGGTTTAAGAAACCAGAACACAACTATTATGGACGGTGCTGGGTTTAAATTCAGAGCACTGAAGGATAACATAAATAACGTTCGCAGAAGTTACTCAAGTGATTTCTACCAAGATAAAGATATGGTATCTTCTTACCAAGAAAGAAATGCAACGTACCAAAGGAACTTAGCTCAAGTAATTAGGCACGTAAGGAATCTTAGAATCTTAGGTAAGTCAGACGAAGAAATAAATAAAGTTATGTCCAAAAATGGATTATCTAAATCCATTCGTGAGTCCGCACTTAGAGGAGAGATGGACAATATGCCACTCGCAGTTGGGATCAGCGGATCAAGAGCTGAACGCAAGGAAAAACTTTTACAAATTTACGATAAGCTACCTCCGGAGATTGGTTTACTTATGTTGAACGAAGCCAAGGAGGATGGTAAGATTAAGCAAAGCACAATCAATGAAGTCATTAGACAGTCTCAGTTGAATAAACTGAATCCGGACTTAAGTGCGTTGCAATAAAAAACCCCCACTGGTAAACTCGCAAAACCAGTGAGGGCACTACAACACCAAGACGTATCCTAATACGCAAAGTCTGAATCACCGAACAATTCGTAAGGCTGTTCCAACCATTCTTTGTCCCACACTGTATTAGATGCTACGCACCACTTCGGTGCTTTCTTGATAGCTTCTTTTGTGGTTAATGATTCCGGAATCCATTTTAGTCTATTGTTTGGATAAATAGCAATCTGTCCATTCTTTAAACGGATGACGTTCATTTCTTTATGTTCGTCTAACAAGTCCGAGTCACCTACATCAATGTAACCAAGTGACTGTTTCTCTGGTAAACAATCTATCGTAAACCAATAATTGCCCTCTTCAAAATCTCCTTCGCCGAGATTAACTAACATAGGTACATCGGCGAGTTGTGCTTTATGAAATAGTTCAATGTCGCTAGATAAGCACTCCCACATCTGTACTTCAGTAATTAGCAGTGGCTCATCGTCATCTGTCGGTAGCTTCCAGTACAAGCAGTCCGGCTTTACTTTATCGTAACAAGCGGCGAACTCATCAACCCATACTTGAAAGCAGAATGGTCTACCTCTCAGTGCACGAACTGAAACTAGCCAAGCTTCTTGAAACTCGTTAGGGTTTTCCCCCCAAGCATCCTTGCGGACGTAAACCCTCGTCTTTGGTAAATTAATGTTTCTCGGCATTTACTTCAGATAGTAAAGATTTTAGTTGTTTCTTTTGTTCTTGAAGTTCTTTCCGGCGTTCCTCAAGAGCTTCTATTCTATAAGAGATTTGACGTGACTCCATACGGATCATATCAATCCTAGTTTGTAACCGTTCTATGTTATCTTGTTTCATTTGTGAAATAAATACTAATTGTTTTGTTCCAGAATCCTAGTGAGATCCAAGTTGTACGAGATGTTGAGTCCTTGAATGTTTCAAAGAAAAAGGAAGGAATTAAGTAGTGTTCCTCGACTGTGAATATTTTTATTCTTTTCATAGGTGTATTAATAAAGCTTCTCTTACGTAGAGGAAGTTTACAAGTTTCTCTATCTTGTCCGTGTTTGTGAACTCTGTTGAGTTCGGTAATAGTTTCGTAGTCCATTCAAATTTTCTCCCTAGGTTTGTTAGTTTGCTGATGTTGTAAAGATAAACAGTTTTATCTACTTCTGTCAAGAATATGAAGTCCTTATTTTTGGACTTAGCTATTTCCATATTGGCATCGTACTTAATTTTTTCAATGAACCACGGATCCCAAACTTTTGATCTGCACTTAACTTCTATTGTGTACTTATCGCATTCAAAGTCGAATGGGCTGAACTGATCCTCTGGCTCAACCAAAGGTCCCAGTTGGGGGTAGAGTTTTTCTAGTCCTCTTGCGACTGCTCGTTCTTTAACTTTCATAAAAGTGGTGATATAGGCGGTTATGAAGGGTGAATGAAAGAAAACCCACCAGCGTCTTAATAGCTGGACTACCTATATCAAATTATATAAACACGCCTTTGTCTGCGTAGAACTTTAGTTTACCTTGCACGTCTCTTTCTCCTTCTCGATTCTTTGCTATGTTGTAAATCATCCTAACGTATGTTCCGTTTCTGTCAAGGCTTTTTGACATCTGAATATCACCTTCTTCAGCCCACATAAGGATGATTGCATCAGCATCGTTCTCAATATCTCCGGAGTCCTTGAGGTCATAAATCGCCAGACCTCCTTCTCGCTTGGCTCCTTCTCTGTTTACTTGAGAAAGTAGTAAGATGCCTACGTTGAGTTCAAGTGCTAACTGTTTGATCGTGTGTGAAATATCTGCAACTGCGTCATTCTTTGACATAGTTTTATTAGACCAAGGAATAAGTTGAAGGTAATCAATTACCAACAACTTAACCTTGTGCCTACGAACCATAGTACGAGCGTAGGAGCATAGCTCGTTCACGCTTTTAATACTATGAACCGTATAGATAGGAAGAGTTTTCATAAGGTCACACCCCTCTCGGACCTTATGCATCCTATCTTCTGTTATTACCCTATCCTTGATCTGTCTCAAGTTCGCTTGGGACTTGATCGTTAAAAGTCTTTTCACCACTTGCTTTTGTGGCATCTCGAAACTGAATATACCACAAGGAGTACCGTCCTTGATGGCTGTTTTGGCTACAATGTTTAGAGCCAACTGGGATTTACCGCAACTGGTCGGTGCTGAGATAACTACAACCTCCCCAGCTCCTATACCAGAAGACCCCAGAACGCTGTCAAATTGCTCTATATGGGTCTTTATCACGTCCTCCGTATACTCCCCCTTGAGTTGCTGTTCAAACTCCTCTGAGAGTAAATCTACGCTGTCCTTGATGGACATCTGAAGTGATGATCCGCTATCAAATTTAGTCAAACCGCCCTCGACATCTGCTCGGATGGACTCCGGCGTTTCAGTTTCTTCTTCTGCTTTCTCTAGGGCTTGCCTAAAGGTACGGATCATTTGTCGTAGTTCGGACTTTTCTTTTACAATGTTGGCACTAGAATGTGCGTGCAACTGAGTTGTTATTACTCCAAGTAGGCTCGCTATGCGATCTACCCCTACCTCATCAAGGGCAGAGGATCGTTTTAGATCCTCCACCAATGATATTTCTGTAAGAGGTTCGCCCCTTTGGGCGAGAGAACTGACACTTCTGAAAATTAATTTATGGCTGTAAAGGTAGAAGTCTTCTTCAGTTATTTTGTGTGCGATACTGTCATAGAAGTCAGTGCTTCCGTCCGCAAGACAGTAAGCAAGTACTTGCTCTTCAGCATCTACATTCTTTGGTATCTTTAAATCGTTCTCGGCTATCATCTATGTGTTCTTTCATTGACTTGAGGCACTGTCCTAAGTACCTCAAATTGTTTCTTTTTTCATTATTATTTTCGCTATCATTAGCGGTGTTATACAAGTGGTTTGCTAAGTCCACTGCGTCCGACATTTGTTCGATTAGTTTAAGAGTCATAGAGTTCTATACTATCATAGAGGTCTAATCCTATCGATAAATATCGTCAAGTTCTTGTGGTAACTTGTTATCCTCAATGGCTTTAAGTGTCCACATCCAGCACGCTATGTTCCAGAGTACTGCCCCGAAGTGATCTTCGGACTCGTCTCCGTCTCTGCACTGCATTAGATGTCGGTACGCCGCATCGCAATACCTAGAGGTAGGAATACCTTTCCTCCAGTTATCTGGACCGTACTTGGTGGCACCGTCCTCAAAGCGTTTTGCCATAGCCATTATTGCACAAGTAGGGATCATACTCGGTAGACCCTTGCCTTGCATAGAGTCACGAACCGCCCCCGTATCGAAGGCGGTCCTTGCTCCACTGTCTGGAAGAACAGAACTCATTAGAACGGAATGTCTTCTGAGCTAGTACTTGCAGTTGCTTTCGCTTCTGAACGAGGTTTGTTCTCGGACACTGCGATTGAGAAGTACTTACCGGCTTTGTCACTGGTTCGTACCCAAGCGGATAGTTGGTAGTCTTTACCATCTACGTTAATAGGACCACGAAAGTCTGGTTGACGTTCGTTTTCCTTTTCATTTTTGAACAGAGCACCTCTGTTATTGTTATCGTAATCAGTCATAATTTTATTGGTTAAAGGATGTCATCAAAGGCATCAGTCTTTTTTACTGCTGGCTTGCCCTTAGGTTTAGGTTGTGATTTACCGTGGTCATTGGTAGCATCTGGGTCTTTAGTATCGTCAATAGCGAACAGACCGTTCAGTGCGTACTTACGAGCGTAAGAACTGGCTGATCCAGTGATCTGTGCTTCGTCCATACCTTTCTTTGTCTCTGCTTCACGAGCAAAAGCTGTAGTGGATTCGATCTCTCCCTTGTGGGATTCGTGTAAAGTAGCAGTAGCCTTTACGTAGACTCTGCCACCGACTTCAACGATGTCGTCGCTAACTGTTAAGTACGCATTGTACTTATTCAATAAAGGCTTTACTGCCTCTAAGATGTCTTCGGCTGATCTGTAACGATAACCGCCGAACTTATTTGTCTGACCCTTGGGAGCTTTTAGTTCCGCTTGGATTGACTGTAATATTTTTGGTTCACTCATTGCTTTATGTATTCTTTGTATAGGTTAGTGCGATCTTTTGAGTTGTTACACTCTAGGATTCGCTGTCTATTTATGCCAAGTTTTAGAAGGATGTCAAGTTGAAAATCCTTTTTTAACTTAGAAAATCTTTTGTAAAGTTGTCTGAATCCCTCCGGATGTAAAATGTCGGTTGCTTCTTGTTCGAGATAATTAGCCATACATCTCAGTACAAACGGAAGCGAACAGTTCTTTGCATCCTTTGATAAACGCTTGTGTGCGTTCTCTATTCTACCAAGGAAGGCATTACCCTCGGAGGACACAACGCCACGAACCATACCGTTATTATGGCAGTGATCCACGACCCAGTTCTTAGTCTTGTAATAAAGTAAAGGACAGAACTTTGGTTCGTTTTCTTTTCTCCAATCTGCGAGTTTATTCTGGGGTAAGTACTTCATTAGTAATCGTCTGTAAGTCTATGACAGTTAGCACAAAGTAATTCACACTTGTGCAGTTCTTCTCTTAATAAATTAAATGCAGTACGAAGATTGGATATTGTATCTCTCTTTGTACTTGGATCAATGTGGTGGCAATCGAACTGTCTGGATTCACCCTCGAATCCACATCTGTTGCACTTCCATCCGCCGAAATGATCTTCAATAATCTTTCTGTATCTGATCGCTTGTGCTTTGTTTTCGCACTTCCTACAAGTAGGCTTGTACTTTTTTTCTCCTTTAGTGGTTCGACCATTGGAGTAAAATTTATCTATTGGTAGATCCTCTGAGCAGTCAACGCATATTTTAGTTTTCGTTTCATTCATCTTTTATTTGTTGTACGGATATAATCTTTACGTTCTGTTTCTTTTTAAAAAAATTCCTTGCGGTCTTTTCGTCCCTTGCCCACTTGTGGCTGACTCCCTTGTAGTCTGGGTTCATATCGGTGTGACCGTAAACTATCTCATATTTGTTCATTGCTGTAAAGTACTATGAATCCTTGACCGGCGTTTACCCCGATTACATTGTAATCAATCCATTCGATTGCTTCCTCTTCTGTCATCTCGCTATCTGTCATAAAGCACTCAATCATTCGGTCGTAGTCATAGACGTAGTAACCATCGTGACTGGTGCCAACAATAGCGTAATCGAGTCCGTCAAATTGTATAGCGTCCTCGGCGTGAATTAGTTCTTCGTAGTATTCTAAGTTTGGATTCTCCATATTATTTTTTTATTTTAATCATACGTTCTTGCCAGTACACCTTAGCGGCGAGCTTAGCACATTCTAAATAGTGGTCGAACTCTGGTTGAGTCCAGACCTTATGATAATGGTTGGCAGTGTTAGTACAGATGCATACTGATCTGATTTCGGGGTAGTAATCTAACTTCAACTTCTTAGCGAGCATTACGCTCTCTATTGCTAGTTGTTTACAGTCCTTCCCATAAAATTTTCCTTTGCCATCACAGCTTCGGCACTTGTAGTCCGCCATAAAAACCTTACCGTCCTTGACCCCAATGAAGTCAATACTTCCGGCGATCTTGAATCGGCGATCTGATACAACGTACTCGCAGTCAACGACTTCCACATTGTTCTCATTCACCCAGTCAATGAAAGGTTTCGCCCAATCATCGTAAGCAGTTGCTTCTCCCTCTCCGTCCAGTAACCATTCCTCTATGCGTTTGTGGATTGCAGTCCCGAACTCAGATGATGGTATCAGTTCTCCAGTAAAAGGATGCTCCCGAAATCCGTACACCCATTCCTTTAGAATGGAGTAATGTACATCTTGGTGTTCCCTTGCTAGTTCTACTAGCTTGCGTGGAGTATAAATACTATCCAAGAAATCGTCTTTAACGATTCCGAGTACAGTAGTAACGGAAGGATATGACTTGCCCTTTTTGCGAGCTTGAGCTGGTGTAGTTACATCAGCTAAGAACACTGGTTTGTTCGATGAAGAGTAGAAGTGAGCCATTACTTTTTCTTAGTGGACTTCTTTCTAGTTTTACTCCAATCGATCTGATTGTAGTTTTCATCGTAGGCTTTCTGATTGTAGCCCTTCTTTGGTTCCATACCTTTACCCATTTTTAAATAGATTAGCGTCAGTCGGCGAAGAAATCAAACCCATAAGTTTGCACTTGTATACTGACTCCTTGCCTTCTTTTATAATCTTTTTCCTTTCTGCTTCTATGCTTTCTGGTTTATTCTCTTGTACTTTCTGATAGATTTCTTCAAATCTGTCAAGCAATCTTGTGCTAATTTTTTCGCTATGATCTTCTATTTCTATCATAGCTCCTCCATATCCATAATGGGTTCAATAACATCTCGGATCGCAGTTCTTGCATCGTAGTATGTCATCTGACAAAGAACAAGGTTGCCCTTCATTGCTTCAATGAGTACAGTCTCGTGCGTTTCTTCGTCCTTGATGTAGTTCATATTGATTCCGTTCTTAGCCATATATTCCAAGATGTCATCAGCTGACCTCGGCGGAAGTGGACTTGGGATTCTTTCGCAGTAGTAATCTCCTTGGACTAAGTCTCCAACAAACTTGTTGTCGAGCGATCCTAGACTGTTACGGACTAGGACGATTTCATCTTGACCCATAGTATCGGCGATACCTTCTGGGTAAGTGTAGAATGTAACTGTATTACTCATCGTTATAAATTCCGTGGACTTCTTGTGCTTGTTTAATTACAGACTGCGACCATTCGCATTCAAACAGTCCTTGTCGCTGGTCTTCTTGCTGACCTTTGACCATTGATACGATTACAGCATCTACGACTTGCTCTAAGTCTTGCGTGAATCGTGGTGAAAAACGCACTTTATGTGGTGCGTAGTGTTGGGCAACTTCTAATGCCCTTATTTTTACATTTTGTTTATTTAAGTAACTCATAGTTTTTTATGTTTCCAAGTAAGAATTGAACTTTCTCCCAGTAGTTGTCAAGGTTATTCACAACCCTTGGGTCTGTCTTCTTCCAAGCTAATGCTCCACCGTTCCAAATCTTGGCGTAGATTTCGGCGGTTGGTTTGCTTCCAGTTTGTTTCTCGTAGTGTTCTCCCCAGTGCTTGAGGTACAATGCACATATGTTTACTGATTTCTTTTTATCAAAGCGATCATCGAGTGTATAATCACGATCGTAAAAGTAATTAACATCTTTAATTACTGCTGGTGTTATCTGTAAGTAGCCGACTGCATTCCCATCGTCCCCTATTGCTAGGGGATTTAAGGAACTCTCGACTATCGCTAGTGCTAGTATGAAGTGATTAAGGGTAATCATAATTTATTCCTCATCAAAGTGGTAGTATAGTGCGTTGTTAATTGACATCAAAATATCTCTGTCTGTCGGCAAGCCCTCATCGGATGGCTCTTGATTGGTTACATCAATGACGAGATCAAGAAGCTCTCCGTCTGACATTACTGGTTCTCCATCAGAGTGTTCTCTGGTTCCGCCATCTGCTAGATAGTCGGCGTATTTGTTTAGTGTTTCTATTGGTTTTGGTATGTTCATAATTTTTATCTTTCGGTATTAAAGTATGTTCGCTCTGCTTCGACATCTGCATCGTAGTCACTGCTATCATCGTACTCATCATAAAGTAAGCTCTTGATATTGGACTCGCCAATGTCTCCGAAGTCTTGTTTAAAATGCTTACATCTGTGTTCCAGTTTCGGCAAGATCATTCTGACATCTGTTGTCATTTGTTCTAGTAAAGACTCAGCTTGAGTACATCTAATCATTACGCACTCTAGGATTAACTGAATCTTGGTTTTCTTTTCTTCGTCTCTTTCAAGGTAATCCTCGAAAGCTTCGTGGAAGTTGTGGTAGTAATGCCTCTGAGATAAACAGAGGTTGACCCACTTTCTGAATGTTTTGATTTCTTCTTTTGTCATAATTTATTTCGTTGATAGTTAATTAGTTAAGGTCTGTCAAAGTATTTTGTGCTTGACATATAATTTATACTTTGGTATAATTGAAAGTGTAAAGTCCTCTCGAAGAGAAAGTGCAATCCAGCAAAGCCGAAGGTGCCTTGAAATGTCGGCGTGCGAGTTGTGGCGAAGTAGCTGGACTTGTCTCGATGGATTGCTCCTCGAATGCCTTCTCTTTTAAGGATAGGTGTATCTACTGATCTAGATGTGATCATATCCCAAGTGATATAAAACATAGGAGTAGATAAAAGGCGAAGCTATACAACAAGAAGTATTTGATGAATGTAATCATTATATATCAATAGTATCTTCGTTGTATCTTGTGATCTCTCCGTCCTCGTGGTAGTGAATGACAATAGGTTTCACTCTTGTCCTACGCTCGTACTCATTGGCGAGTTCTTCCATCATTCGGCGATGGTCTAACTCGTTGTACATCTCTGTCATAATCTCGTGGTACTCTCGCTCTGAGACACCAGCTTTCTGTGCTTGTTCTAGACTCATAGTTTATTCTTGGTTGTGTAATTCTATTTTTATTTCTTCGTCAGTTAAATACAATCCGTAGTCATTGAAAAAATGTTCTTTGATTTTCTGAATTGCTTTCTCTTCATTCTCGGCTTCTCCGACTTCGGAAAAGGTAAGTGATATTTCGGCGTGATAGTCTTTCATATTTATTTTAATATATGTTTATATCTAGAAATGATTTCATTCATTTCTTTTTTAGAGTATTTTATTTTTCCATTTTTGTATTTCATATTTATTCATTTATATCCGTTTTGTAGAAAACGATCTTTCCATCGTTCTCAGCTATGTTAGGGTCTTTGAGTTCATCTTCTGTTAAGCAGTCAACGAACGCCCAGTTTGTGTGACCGTACTCGTCTTCACAAAGTCGGTCTATGTATTCAGTTAAGTCTGTCATAATTTATTCTTTGGTTAGTTTGGTAAGACTGCTACTCGTAATATTTCGTCAGTAAATTTGTCTTGAAAGATTACTGCTCTCTCTTTGCCTTTACTGTCTCTGATTACAGAGTGGTACTGATCGTTTGTTTCTTTATTTGGATTCATCTTCTTTTATTGGTATATGTATTTCAATTACTCCGTCCTTATCCTTTCCTTGATAACAAGGGAATGGCAAGTCGGCTACTGCGTTCATTACTTCTTCGTATGTTGGTTCTTTCATAATTTATAGTAAGTTGTCCCACCACTTCTTATTGATGGGTATCTGTAGTTTACAGTCAGCTCCTAGCTTGTCAATGATTTCTTGAACAGTTAGGTACTGGACTCCGTTCTTGACTCCTTTCGGTCGTCCTCTTGTCTTTGTTTCACTCATAGCATTTATCTGTTATTGTTCCATCGAACTCAATGAATCCCTCTCCAATGAGGTCATTAGCCAATCGTTGATAGTGACCTTGCAGTTGCCATACTAAGCCACTCTTGATTAATTCTGAAAAGAGCAGTACAGTTTGGATTGTGTCCAACTTACCGTCCTCGTAGTCAAACAATACTTGCATATTGCTTAGCGACATTGCGTTAGCAATCTCTTCATCTGGTTTGTAATCTTTTATCATAGTTCGCATTCAAAGTTGCATTCTCCGTTCTCGATTAGGCACTTTTCAATCTGCTTTCCAAGATGCCAATCGTACCAATTTAACTCATCTGAGTCCTTTATTCCCTCCTCTGTTAGATGTCTTGGACTGTACGAATCCACTTTATCGAAGAACTCTTTTGTCTTCTTGAAGTTTGGACTGTCCTCTATCCTCTTTAGCTCAGCTTGTACTTTCGGTAAATCACTTTTACTGAAGTAGTACTCGATGAATTGAGGGTCATTGTGCTCCACCCCAAATCGTGATGGTGCATCGCTTGGTTGTATTCCGACACCGAACTTTCCCTCGATGTCTCCGTTGTAGTATCTTCCCATAATTTTATTCTCCTAGTTCTGATTCTATGTTTGCTATTATCTCGTCCCTTTGGTTCTGAGATAATAAGTTAAATTGCTTCTCGGCTTCTTCTCCTCCGTAGCTCTCATACCATCCGTTATCTCCGTAGTATTCGAGGCTGACTATCTCGTGCTCGATGTCCTCAATCTCTGAGTAATGCTCGTAATCGTAGCCATCTCCACACGGATGTCTCTCGCTTGTTTCTTTTACCCAATAAGTGCTGACCACCTCTACTTCGATGGTAGCTTCTTCGAGTTCTAGACTGTAGTAATTTGTTTCTTGCATTTTATTCGTCCGTTAAATCGTATTCATAAATTCCCATTGTCATCAAAGCATCAGATGCTATTCTCCATTCACCTCTCCAATACTCTGATGCTGATATTGAGCCAATTTTGTCAGCTTTTCGGTAATTATCCCAAGCCTCTCGGCTTCTCTCAACAAGTATAGCGATTCTTTTTTTCGCTAGGCTTGGACTAATTGTTTTATAGTATTTGTATTTCATATTGTTTCCTTTGTTCAGTTAAAAATTTTGCACCTTTCTTAGCCTCTCACCTCTCCTCGACACCACCATCGAGTGCAATGCGAGGTTATGACCTAGGGTATCCGTAGATATGCCTCCCTAGGCGAAGCTAAGTGGTGCTATGTGGTAAATTCTATCTTCCCCATATTGATTTAATTGTTAGCCATACTATGGCTTGAAACTCGTAGCCTTTAAGCTTGTACTTCTTGGCTAGTTGTGCAGTCAATGCTTCCAATCGTCTGTATTGGACTCCAGTGATTTGTGTTTGCGTATCTGTTACACCATCCTTGGCTTTCGTTAGACACGCTCTCACTTGCCATTTATCGATGGTTATATGGTCAGCTGACAGTAGCCCTACATTCATAGCAAAACTATGTATCTTGGGCGATTTAGATGTTATCATTTCGCCTTTCTCTAGTACATCCCAAGCCGAGCTTTTATTTCGATTGTATGTACAGACTTTCACTAGTTGCATAAATTCTTCTTTTGTGAATTTACCACTCGCAAAAGCCCCGACTGTAGCCTCTGTATCTACTTTGTTTCTCTCCCATCTGTTATTGATGGATAGGTAAGCATTTGCTCCACTTATTCTAAATGGACAAACACCGTATTTTTGAGACAAGTCCATCACAAAATTTTGTGCTTCCTTGTACCATACTTTCCCTTGTTTGCGTAGTACTCTATCGCTCGCAAGATAGTAGCTTTCGACATTGTTTTTGATTTGTCGATCGCTCGTTTCTATTACTCTTTTCATTTTTTCTTTCGTTATTGATCCATTGTTTCAATTGTTTGATTTGAGCCAACTGAGAATGGTACTTTGTCTCCGTACGGTTCACCGTCATAATCGTCTGGTAATTCCACTACTTCAATGTTTATTACTTTTCCGTTGGCGTCATAGCTTTTTAATAGTGCTAACATATTTTTTCCTTTGGTTTAAATTGCTTTCATTATTCGGTTTTGTTGCAACTTTGCGTTCATCCAATCGTTTGAAGGGATCGTTATTGTTACACCAAACTCGTCTTTCATTTTTCGCAAAGGTTTTTCAACCTTGATTTGTTTTACGACCTTGGCTTTTATTGCTTTGGCTTTTTGTAAGCGTTTTGTCTTTCGTACAAAGCTTGTATCTTGCCACGCAAAAGAACCTTTTGTTCGTTTTGTGGTTTGTACATTTGGTTTATACATAATCATTTAATTTTGATTGATTGAAGCCAATCTTTTACAATTAGCTTTAAACAATCAAAACGAGCAAAGCATTTGCAATGCTCGTAATGATTGAAAAAAATTGAGTTATAAAGTGTCAGTTTATTTCTCTCTTTAGATGGTAGCTTTTAACTTCTATTGAAGCCACCTAAACGAGTTTGTAAGACTCGATCGCTTGTAGTCTTTTGAATGTGCATTCATTCAGTCATTGAGACAAGCTAGCCAATAACTCAAGCATATTAGAGTTGCTCTCGCAAATTAGCTTATTGCGTGATAAAGTTCCCACTCAACTTTCAAAAGACCCTCGACTTAAAATTGCTGTATCAGTTTAGTGACGGTTGGTACAATTTGCGATTAACAAAACAGAATCAAATTTTTATTAATTTAACAAGCAAAAAAATTCAAAAATAATAAAAAAAATTCAATAAATTGCATAAACCATTGAAAACAAACACTTTACGAAACTGAAAAAAATTCAGAAAAATGCTTAAAAAATAGCTCATTTTGTCGCTTATAGTAAACATAAGAATAACTTATCAATAATTACTAATTAAAAAACCGTTAGAAAATAAGCTAATATAAACAAAAGTAATAAATAGAATAAGTGATATTAATTAACTAATAATAAGAATAAAAAATGCTAATCAATAAGAAAGAATAATAGAAAAGATAAGTAAAACTAATTCCAATAAGCTCTCCTAATATATTACATAAGAGAAGAAAAAAAACTAATATCACACATAAACAAAACTTATTGAATTAAAAACGCTAATATTTTAAATAAGTAACGCTAATTGATTGACAAATGAGAATGATTCTCAAATAATGTACCATAAATAAAACTTATGTTTTGTATTAGTAACACTTATTTGAACGGATGTACCACAAAACGGGGGGAGGCAGTTAGCCACACGCCCACATACATATATATATATACATATATAGGGGTTTAAAAAAATATATGACTCAAGGGGCAGAAGAAGCAGAACTCAAGGCAAGTATCCAAGCGGCGATACGAGAAGTCGCTGACGACAAAGAGCTGAAGAAGATCAAGAGCTTATCTCGGCACAATCCTATGAAGGTAGCTGAGATACTGTACTTGTACTCCATTGGCAAAAGCCAGACGCAGATCGTCAAGAAGTACAACGTCCAGCGATCTACGGTCATTCAAGTGCTGGTGGATTACGCCGACCATCTTGGGCAACTAAGGGATCTAGCTGGCAAGATCAGTGCAAAGAACTATATGCAGCTGAGTTCATTGGAGGAGGATCTAGTCGAAAAGGTCCGGGACCGTATGGAGAACGACCCAGAGATGGAGGTCACATTCCGTGATCTCAAGGAGTTGAGCATAGCTAAGGCTAACGCATTTCGGGAGACTATGACCACTAGGGGCGAAGCCACTAGCATTACGGAGGAGAGGAAGGTCATTACCCAAGAGGACTACGAAGATACCCTAGCAGCGGCAAGGAAGCGTTTGGAGCAAATGAAGCAAGTTGACAGCCCAGAGATAATAGAAACTGATGATTGATGAAAATCACGATGACCTTTTTGACAGAGTCCGAGGTAACCTCGGCGAGCACTTTACTAACTATATGTTCATTGTTATGGACGATGAGGGTAATCTGTTCTATGACTACACGAACTATCGAGTTGGCAAGATGCTCGTTAGCGAAACCAAGCAAGATATGGACGCAGACAGTCTTGACATCTGGTGGGATGACGAAGAGGACATTGATGATATAGATGGAACTGACATTTAGAAAGCATCCCTTTCTTCAGCCACCTACGGACGAAGAGATTGTTCTCCTAGCGGAGAAGGACCCACAGTTGTTGGAGGATTTATACAACGCCCACGAGGGACGTATACAAGCATCTGAAGAGGATCCAGTCCGGTACGGTTTTGACCTAGCCGGATGGGAAAGAATGAGACTCAGTCTCAATAACCACAACGAGTGCTTAGTACTAGGTGGTAATAGATCGGGGAAGACTACTGGTTGTGCAAAGATGGTAATGCAAGCAGTTATGAACAACACAGATGGTCACATCGTTTGCTTTAGTCAAAACGCCGATACTTCAGTTAAAGTACAGCAAGCGGCGATGTGGGAGATGATGCCCAAAGAGTTCAAGCGAAAGACTAAGAGTACAGAGGGTTATATTAACTTCTCTATGCAGAATGGTTTCACCGGAAGTAGTTTTATTTTTCCAGATACTAGAACACGAGTTGATTTCAAGACTTATACGCAGTACAGTAACAATCAGACCATCCTAGAAGGATTTGAGTTCGGGTTCAAAAACCCTAACGATATTAATATCGGAGCTTGGTTAGACGAGTACCTCGGAGATGCGGCTCTAGTAAATACACTACGATTCCGACTAGCTA